GAGTCAGTAAGAGTCAATGTTGTCCCAGCTCTGGCTTCCGTGTCTGACTTAGTAGACATAGAGCAGCTAGTAGACCACATTAAGAAATGGCGTCCTGGCAAGGGGACTAAGAAGTCCACTGGCGAGGGCGCTTTTTTAGTTGCTCCTAGCGACCAGCAAATTGGTAAGAAGGCAAACGGTCAGGGCACAGGTCAATCAATAGACCGAATCCTGGGACTTACAGAGAAAGCTGTACACCGTTTTCAGCAAAACCTGAAAGCTGGAATCAATCCAGGAACTATTTGCATGGCACTTTTGGGAGACCACGTAGAGGGTACAACTAGCCAGAATGGACGACTACAGGGTCAGGCAGCATCAGACCTAGGTATCACGGAGCAGACGCGTGTGGCACGTAGGTTACTACTAGCTCAGGTAAAAGCTTTTGCTCCTCTGGTAGACAAGTTGATTGTGCCAGTCATCAACGGAAACCATGACGAAGCAACTCGTCAGGTTGTCACAGATCCAGCAGACGGATGGAACGTCGAGATTGCATCTGCTGTACAAGACATCTGTGCAGAGAATCCAGAGCTATCTCACGTGGAGTTCCGCTACCCAAGCTCTGGACACCAGACACTTACTGTAGACGTTGAGGGCACCATGCTCGGAATGTTCCACGGGCATCAGGCAAACCAAAACAACACACTAAGGTTCCTATCTCAGCACGCCGCTGGACAGACCGCCCTGGGTCAAGCAGACATGTGGATTTCTGGGCATTTCCACAACTTTAAGAGCATGGACATCGGAGAGCGTCTCTGGGTCCAAGCTCCGACCACAGACCCAGGGAGCGAATGGTTCAGAGACCGTGCGGGCGTTGAATCAAAGCCAGGCCTCCTAACGATGATGATTGGCGGCAGTTACGAACCTCGTGAGCACATTAGCGTATTGGCGGTAGACAGTGAGTAAAGAGACAACCAAAAAGAGCCTGGCAAAGACTCTCAGCTGGGAAGCAGTACATCTAATTGGTATTGCGGGAGTAATTTACTTGTTTACAGGAGAGTGGGAGTACGCCACGTGGGGAGCTATTGTTTACATTTTCTGGGAAGCGCTTGCCTATTTCATCCATGAAAGAGTCTGGGCTAAATTTGGATGGTTTAGCGGAGGAAAGTAATGACAGAAAATTTCCCTAATTTTTTTAAAGCAGTAGGTGCAGACGCTTTTTTTGCTAGAAACTTAGCGTCCTATGCAGGCCAACCAATCCAATGTTTGCAGATAGGGGCGTATACGGGCGATGCAACGGATTGGCTCTTTAATAATATCCTTACGCATCCTGACGCTACTCTGACAGACGTAGATCCTTGGACTGGTTCAGACGAGCCAGTTCACCACCAGCTTGACTGGGGATCAGTAGAAGAAAAATATCTAGAAAGACATCAAGATAAAATTGACTCAGGGAAACTAAAAATATTTAAAGGAACGAGCGACGAGTTCTTTGACTCAAAAGAAGGAAAAACAGGATTTCACTTTATTTATATTGACGGAAACCACGAAGCAGCTCAAGTTTTAAAAGATGGCCTAAATGCAATCTACAGGACTGGAGTTGGAAGTATTGTGGCTTTTGATGATTATAGGTGGACTTCAGGAAAAGGCCTGTGGGCAGACCCAAAGCCAGCTATCGAAGCTATATGGTTTTGTCACAGCAACAAGTTTGAGCTTATAGATAAGGGAGAGCAAATTTGGCTAAAAAGGACCAGTCTTTAAAAGTTGCCGTCTACTGCATTGCTCTTAACGAGGAGCAGTTTGTCGAAAAATGGTACGAAAGTGCAAAAGAGGCAGACTACCTCTTAATTGCAGATACAGGTAGTACGGATGGTACCCGTGAAACTGCAATAAAGCTTGGAATCAACGTAATAGACGTAAAAGTGCGTCCTTGGCGTTTTGACGATGCCCGCAATGCATCACTCGTAGCCATCCCAGAAGACATTGACTACTGTATTGCCCTAGACATGGATGAAATCCTACTCCCTGGGTGGAAGCAAGAATTAGTAAACGCCCATAAGAATGGCTGGACACGTCCTAGGTATCAATACACATGGAATTGGCTAGACGAGGCGGAAACTGTACCAAGTCTTCAATATGGTGGAGATAAAATTCACACGCGTAAGGGGTACAGGTGGACACACCCTGTCCACGAGGTCCTAAGAGCCTATGGAGAGACAAAAGAGACTCAGGGATGGGTTGGGCTGGAGATCCACCACCACCCAGACAATACAAAGTCTCGTGGACAGTATTTTCCGCTGCTAAAGATGGCTGTAGACGAGCAGCCAGACGACGACAGAAACGCTTATTATTACGCTAGAGAGCTTTTCTTTCACGGTCTATATGATCAGGCCATTGTCGAGTTTAAACGCCACCTGAGCCTCCCTAGAGCCACCTGGGCCCCAGAGAGAGCTGCCTCTATGAGGTATCTAGCAAAGATGATACCCGCTGAGCGAGAAAAATGGCTACTAGACGCAATTGCCCAAGCTCCAGGGCGTAGAGAGGCTTTAGTCGAATTGGCTCAGCACTACTATGAAGAGCAGAACTGGGCTAGATGCTTAGAATATGCCAAAAAGGCTCTAGACATCAAAGAAAAGCCACTTGACTTCCTTTGCGAAGCTTTTGCTTGGGGTTGCCTCCCGTGGGATTACGCAGCAATTTCGTCATATTATGTCGGAGACAGGAAAAACGCCCTTATTTACGGAACTAAGGCTTTGGAGCTAGAACCGCAAAATGAGCGGTTGCGAGAAAATATGGCGTATTACGCCAAAAATGATTAGTTTTTGCTTTTTTGCGCGTGGTAAGCGTCTACAGCATTTGCACTAGTTCTACTCTGCCAAGTAAAGTGACAATCGTCACACCTAACTATGCGCATAGTAGCCCATCGGCCCCCGTCTGGACGATCGACAGTCGCTGTCTTTAGTTTGTCAGTTTTTGCTCGGCAATAGGGGCATAAAGGAAAACGCTTGTATCGCATTTCTTGCCCTTCCCAGTTGACAGATAGGGTATTTCTAATTTCTTGATAGTCCAATCCACCCCAAATGCCCCACAGCTGCTTGTTGTCTAGTGCCCATTGCGCACAATCTTTACGTACAGGGCAGACACTGCAAAGTTTTTTTGCTTCGTATTGTTGAGCAGGCTTGTTTGCAAAAAAGTTGTCCATCTTGTCGGCGTGCTCTGGCTTGCCGCACTCTGCATCTTCGTGCCAGTCGGGACTATTAAGAAACAAATGGAACCTCCACAAAAGTGGCATCCCAGTCGTAGAGCTCGTTGTCTAAGTCGCAGTAAACAGGAAATCTTTCATCGTCGTCTTCAAAGTAATATCCACCTTTGCTGGTCCAACCTAAGTCAATAAGCCGAAAGGCCTCGCCAAGCGAGTCTGCCACGCCTTCGAGGCGGAGCTGCTTAGCGAGGGCCTTCTTGGCAATCTGATCTTGATCAAGATAGACATGCTCTGTGAGGTAGAAAACTACGGAATCGGAGTGTATTTTTCTGGGAAAATCGTCGCCTTCCCATACAAGCCAGATTGGCTCTGCGATTGTCTTCTTACGTCTCACATATAAAACTTATATGCGACTTAAGATAACCTTACCGTAAATTACAAAATCAGTTTACTGGCCATACATAATCGTATGTGTCTGGCCTAGCACCAGTGTCTTCTGGCCAATTAAATTGCGAATACCACTCGTAGTCTTTGTTAAGAAGTGCCATACGGTGGCTAGACGCTATCTGACCAAAAAGCTCTTTATCTTTCATCCATGCAGGTAGGCGGTGGCTGTCTTTAGTGATCCGACCAAGCTTAAGTGCTTGCAAGTATGTAAGGATGGTTTTTTGGCCAATAGTGGACTTATAGCCTCGCTTCTCCCACTCAAGTACCATCTTTAGTATGTAGAGAGTAAGAGCGCCTTCGTGGCCACGCCACATCTTAACGGCGGGGTGATTACGCCAGCCTTTAGCTGTGCGGTGGTTGCCCTGTGGGTCCAGTTCCACAAGGTTCATTAGGATTTGCCAGCCCTCTAGGGCTTGCTTGTTTAGTCGTGCTCGGTCTAGGACCTGCGCAGTATCCGCCGAGCCAAGTAGCGGTACAAATGTTTGCATGGCTATAAGGTAGCAGTATATCCGCGCTGTGTCAACTCTTCCATAAAATTTTCAGCAACATGAGCATGGGCGTGTACTCCCATATGAGAGTTGTCTCTCCCTATGTAAAAATTAGGGTGATTACTTAGATCTTTGTGGCAATCTTGGGGGATAGAGTTGGCTCCCTGGTAGTCACTCTGATCTATCATTTCATAGTCAATTTTTATATAATTTTTAAATGGTAACTCTAAATTTAAAGTTTTTGCAGCTTCATTTGAAGCTTCAATAATAGAAGTAGTTTCAATACTCCAAGAACTGTATATAAAATTAGTGCCAGTAAGTTTGCACAAAGCTTCAGTATTAATTATTGCTTGTAAATTTAAATAGGTAACATACGGTCTAGCTAAAACTTTTTGTATAACATGAGGACGTTTTGATATTTTCTGTTCGTTTTCATAAATCCCCACATTTACAGCATTAAAAACCTCGAATTCTGAAGGCCGAGAGCCGTGATCTTCTTTAGAGTCCACTAAATAGCCTGGGTCTTCTATAAAGGGAAGTCTGCAATCTATACGAGGATAAAGGACAAAAAAGTTTTTAGGAGCACCATAGTTTTTAATTTGATAGAAATAGTCATCTAAAATACTTATTGCACTAGCCCCTCCCATCCCTAAGTTTACGCATTTAGTTCCCAAGCTTTTAGAGACAATTGTTCCCCACAGAAAATCATTAGCTAATGACAAGTCTTCGTCTATAAACTGTCCGTAAGTTTCAGAACACCCAGAAAAAATAGTTTCATAATACATATCTGGGTCCTGAGGCTGAACCAGTCGAGACCCCGTGTGTCGTCTTTTTTGGCCTAATACATCTAGAAAAAAATTATTGTCAGCTTCAACGTAGACTCTGTGCAAACCAAACCGAGAATAGTTAGAAAGTTTTTCTCGTAAAAGCGCAGAAAAAATGCCTTTAAAATCCGAATGGTTTAGCAATGCTCTGCTTTACTGACGCAAACGCCGTAACTACAAAACTGTTATTGTCCATGTTCTGAGCAATATCTCCATAAGTCTTTGCCTCTGGATATGAGATTTTTAGCTCGAGCTGTACGCTATCTTCTACAGAGTCTTCAGGAATATTTAAAAATTTTCCGATGCGCTTTATAGCTTCTTCTTTAGCTTCCGTAATGTCGTCGGCCGCGAGTTTTAGCTCAAAAGATGTTCTAACCACGCTCACTATGCTTTCCTAATACGCTTTTCTAGCTTGTAGGGGGAGTAGTGGACGCCCTTAAGTTCTGGGGACTTTCCGTCGGTGTCGTTGAAAATGACGTCACCATAGCGGACTGCAACCACTGTGCCGCGGCGACTGTTGTGCATGGGTCCAAGCTCGTCACGGAAAGCATCTGCTTTAACACGGACGATGTCTCCAACGACAATTTGTCCTGGCTGGAGTGGTGTCCAAATGTAGTCATCTTCATTTTCTTCCTCCTTAATGGCGTGCCCCATGGCTAGCTGGGGGAACACAGTAAGGACTTCTTCTGTCATATTTTCACTTAGGCTGGGAACACTCTCCCATGCTTCTAGCAATTTAATTATTGCTTTACCAGAGCCAACCTTGACCTTGGCGGCCTGTAGCTGCTCTTTAACCCACTCGTAGTTTACTTCTGGCATTATATTCCTCTCGGTTGAAATTCTATCACTAAGTTTTGCAATGTGTTGATTGCAGATTCTTTGTTAGGAATCTGCGACTCATAGCTTTTAACTTGCTGAAAAGCAACGTGTTGTCTCTCATATGGTTGCATGTCTTCTATCTGGTATGCCAAATATGACCATTCTCTACCTAAGATAGAACTTTCTTGCCACTTTGTTACTATAGGAGTGACTGTGTTTAGTCCTTGTATATACCTGTAAGACCACCAAGTTCCCGTGTTTCTAGCTTGAGGTGCTACTAAAATTCCTAGAGAGTTTTTAATTCTTCCTTCAGCTTCCAAGTCTTTTGGTTTTTTGCTATTTTTAACTGAAATTAGAGGAAATCTAGTTGTATTAGAGACTAATGATGTCCATGGATTACTTATATCGTCTGCTGCCCATTGGAGAGTTCTGCCTATCTCAGGAGTTTCTTTTCTAAGAAGAAAAGAATCAAGATTTAGTCCGACAATGCTGGCTTCATTTATAAATGGCAACTTAACGAGAAGATCTTGCCTAGAACTCCACGGAAGCTGCGGAACCAGTGTAGTTGGCCATGGAGCAGAAGACAGCTTGTCTGCTAGCCCCTCCGCGTGGGACCTGATTTTGCCATTTTTGGCTTCCGAATAGTTTTTCCTACTTGAGTAGAAAGAGCCAAATACTTGATCTGGATCTCTTTTAAATGAATTAATACTGTTCTTATACTGCCAAATTTGAGGACTGTCGACTACTAGTTTAAGTTTTGGGGACTCGTACATTGTATTAAGCACTTTAAGTGCTGCATATAGATGATTTGCCCCCATTGACGTGGGTGGGGTGAACCCAAAAATAATCTCATCAAAAACTTCTAAATCGGCTCTTGACCAAGACAATTTAGGTTCAGACCAAATAACTTCGGAAAACTCGTTATATGCCTCGGCAAGCGTCTTAAAAAAAGTTTGATTTTTAGACTCTTTACAGTGAGAAGAGCTCATCCCTGTAAACAAAACTTTCATGGCTACATCCTATGAGTTAGGCGGGGCACCAATGTACCCCGCCTAACATCTTTAATTAGAAGGGCTGATCGCCACTTACTGGCGGTGCAGGAGCAGCAGCAGGTGCAGGTGCAGGAGCTGGTGCTGGTGCAGCAGCAGCAGGTGCTGGTGCTACCTCAGGAGCAGAAGCAGGAGCAGCACTAGCAGTTGTAGCTGAGTAGTAGCGCTTAATCTCGTTGCTCTGAGTTCCGTTGTAAGTACGGGTCCCTAGAGTTGCACGATAAGAACGACCCATTAGAGCCTGCTCAACCTGAGCTGGCGACGGGTTCTGCTCCCAGTACGGCGTCCCTAGGCCCATGGCAGTAGCCTTCATAAAGAACATGTTCATGGCCTTAGGGTTGTCTGGGGAGACAACTAGCTGGTCCCATACGCGACGCTTGTCGTAAGCACCGCCCTGAACCTCGTTAGTTACCTTGAACATCAACTTTCCAGTTGATGTGGTTGTTGCTGAAGCCTCGATAACCTTCAGGTCATAGTCACCATCTGGTAGCGGCTCGTAGTTGGTGCTGGTCGCTGCGGTTCCAGCCTGCTTTAGCAGCTCAGAGAAATTAACGGTACTCATACCTATTAACTCGCTTTCTTAGTTGATGTTTCAGCCTTGGACTCTCCAAAGACCATATCTAGCATGCGTTCGACCCCAAGGTCTCCCTGCTCTACTACTTTTCCTAGACGCCCTTGAACGCGCTCTCCAGCTTCGTACTCAGGGGTACGCTCGACATACATCTTGCGAACCTTGTACGGTGGCTGCATTGGATCTGGATTTGGTACCGTCTCCACTGTAATTGCGCCAAGAATGTCGTAGAAATACGGGGCCTGAATTGCTAGCTGGCCCTGGAGGTAAGGACGGTATACGCCATCCTGACCCTTACGTGCCATAGCAGTCAGTACCACAGCCTCAAGCGGCTGGGTAGGGTGCATCGTGAGGTCACGGAGATCACGAAGGAGTGCTCCCATGTGGCGAAGTAGTTCGCCCCACTGTTGCATCTTCATTTGCTCTGTGCCTGCGATGTTATCCATGCACTTGACCTGGAGCTCCGAGATGGAGTCAATGATCAAGGACTTGAAGTGGTGTTTCCCTGACTGAAGCCACTGGAAGGCCTTCATGACAACGTCATAGTCGTTTACTTTGACTACAACGGTGTCCCAAGTACCGTCTGCTAGTGGCGGTTCTTCAGTTAGGGGGTCCCAATACTTAATGTTGATTGGTAGGAAGCGGTGGCCTCCCTCAACATCGAGCATTAGGCGTGGGTAAGGTGCCGTGACTGCGAAGCTGGACTTACCAACTTTGGACTCGCCATAAACCATAATTGTTAAACTGCGTTCCACGTCTGACATATTTACTCACTTCCCTTCTCTTCGATTCCGTAGTAACCGTATGGGTCGGATGACTCAAACGCATCGCTAAGTGCTGCTTCGGCGGCGCTTCCGTCGTCGAATAGCGGGCAAATAGCGAAGAATTGACACTTCCACTTGCAGTCGCGGCTTGGCTTCGGGTAAGCATGCTTAAAGTGGCTCTCGCCCTCGTCCAAAGCATCTCGGACATTTAGCATATCTGCAAGAGTGCCTTCTAGCTGCTCTAGAAATGCACGGAGTGTAAACCTATTATGGCGAACTTCAATCTGGTCATAGAACGGTGGCTTGGCGTAGGCACCGCGCTTAACCTTACGAAGCATCGTGAAGATAGCACCGTCAGTGCGTTCGCCTGTTTCGCCTTCCTGGGCTTCGTCTAAGAGCATGTAAGTTTTTACCTGCTCGTTCATGTGAGCCATAGCCCCAAAGTCTGCAAAAGAGCCGCCTACAGTTTTAAAGTCACGGATCATGCGAGCACCATCAATCTTACGACGAACACGCATGTCAATTTTTCCCTGTAGGACTACTCGACCATCCATCATCGGGCGTTCGAGAATCTCTTCAGTCGAAATCATCTCAAGCTCGGCATCAATGCCCTCTTGCTCTACCCACTCTAAGTAGCCCTCGAGCATTATACGACCAAGCTCTGCATCAGCCTCTAAGTTAGAGGTGTCGCGAAACTCTGCTTGCATCTTTTCTATGTCTTCCTTAACAAGGTCGGCATGAGCCTCTAGCAAGTCTTGTCCAGTTGAATAGTGCCTGTCAAGTGCTTCATGGATGCGAGAGCCTAAAGCTAGTGCTCCAGTAAACTCTGTTATCTTTGGCCTTAATCGGCGATAATAGGTTAGCCACCAACGTCTACGGCAATCTTTAAATGTTTGTATCTCAGAATTAGAAATTCTTACGGGAGCTGTCATTATTTCTTTCCCTCTCTGAGAAGCTCTAGAAGCTTGGCCTTATCTTTTACAATCTGATCAAAGTTGTCAGCTTTTACGTCTAGTGCTTCGATTACGCGTTCTTCAATTGTTCCCTCAGTCACGTAGTCGGTAATGAGAATCGAATCGTGAATCTCAGAGCCAATGCGGTGAACGCGGTCCAGAGCCTGCTTGTAGTCAACAAGAGACCATGGCCTCTGAAGCATAACAAGTCGGCGTGCTGCTGTCAAGGTGACACCAACACCGCCAGCCTGGGCAGTGAACAAAATCCACTTTGTACGTCCAGACTGGAAATCATCAATAGCTTTCTGACGCTCGTCAGAGTTTTGAGCACCAGTTATTAGCCCGTGAGGGATCTTTTCCTTGGTCATACGAGCACTTAGTAGCTCGATGAGCTGGCGAGACACTGCACACACTGCAACGGAGTCTTCACCAAAGTCACCGCTCTTTATGTCATCCATTAGAGCGTCAACCTTACAAGAGGGGTCTGACAATAACATCTTCTCTTGACCATCAACCAGTTCGATTTGACCGTAAGCACTAGCAAACTGAACTAAACGACCCGTCTGTGTTAGTGGATTTGGGGCCACTACCACTCCGCCATCAAGAACACCAGCGTCTAGTTCTCCGTTTTCAAACCGTTCTTCAGGAGTTGTCTCGAGCATTGCCATCATGTTTTCTAGCATCTGCTTGTAAGCCTTCTCTTGCTTAGCACCCATCTCGACGTCACGACGGTCATTGACAACTTCAGGAAGCCAAGGAAGTACTCTAGCTTTGAGCATGCGACGCATGCGTGGATGTATGCCAGCATAGAACTCTGATTCCATTGCTGGCTTGAGTCCAAGGATCATAAGACCGCCAAATGCATTTAGCATGGTGTTCACAAAGCGGTCAATCCACTTAGTTTTACTTGGCCACTCTCTTTCGTCTAGCCAGTGCAAAATTGGCCACAAATCTACAACCGTATTTGCAATAGGAGTACCAGTCAGAGCAAATCTAAGATCAGCATCACCAGAAGCAGCCCACAAGGCTCTGCTTTGCTTAGATTTAGGGTCTTTTGATCTGTGAATTTCGTCTGCAACTACCGACTTAAAATTAATGCTGTTTAGCTCGCGTTGATGAACCTCGCAGCGAGCTTTAGTGACTTTCGGGTCATGGCCTCCGCACTCGGTACAACGAGCAAGAGCTACTGACCCATAAGACTTAAGCCTAGAATGAGTTCGCAAGGACTCCCAGTTAATTATGTAGACCTGAGCTTCATGGTCGAAGGCCTTACGCCTTTGAGTAGCAGAGCCTTTGATTATCTGAACATCAACACCAGGCCACCATTTATCAAACTCTCGCTCCCAGTTGCTCTTTAGAGTGTTAGGGCAGACAATCAAAGCAGGGAAAACCTGCTCTCCGCGGTCTTGTAGGCGTTTTAGAGCCCTTATAGCCTGTGCAGTCTTACCGAGACCTGGTTCGTCGGCTAGAAGCGCTCTACGGGCCGTAACGAGGAACTCTACGCCTGCTCTTTGGTGGGGGAATAGGTCAGCATCACCTTCTTCGGATGCCTCTACGTCTCTTAGAGCATTAGCGGGGTCAATTCTAGTAGCTTTCTCGTTAATTGCCCACTCGGCGAGCTTCGTACCGATCTCTAGATGTTCGCCAAAGGTCGAGCGAAGAGATAGGCAGCCAGTCCAAGAGACTGGAATACGCCAAACGTTTTTATCTGAGTCCCATTTAGAGCCAGGAAGTGCCCTACATATCTCTTTTAGGCGCCACTCAGCGTTAATGATGATGTGATCACCGTCTAATTCTACAAAAACGCCCAACTGGGCCTCCGTTTCGTCACTATGTCTATATTATCAGAAAAAACTTCTGACTACACTATTTTTTCGATAATATTTTTAATCTTGTAGTAATCTTACAGGTTTCCAGCCTGTTTTGACTAATCTTAGTAGGGCGTGTCTAATTGCATCTAATGCATGACCCTTCCCACCGCGATGCCAGTAGTCAAGTTTCTTGAGTTTCTCGTTGGTAAACATGCCCATGGCTTCGGAAGGTGCCTGGAAGTAGATATCATCCATTGCTTTTCCATTGTCATGTAGGCACTGCTTTACGATACCAATAACTTCTAACGAATAGGGCGCTTGAGAGTTGCGGACAGTCTGAGCATTTATGACAAATCGTTCGCAGACTACATCTACATTGTGGCGTATTGTAGCTGTCCACAGGGTGGCTCGTATGACCTCTGCGACTTCATGCTGCTCTAGTTCTTTAGACCACTCTAAAACAGGCTCAGAGCCGCTCTCGTGGCTAAATAGAGCTACTCCAGTGACCTTGCCAGGATCAACAGCCAACACATACCTAGGCATACTTTGCGCCCCAATTCTCCAGTGGACCGTCAGCGTCCGCGGTGAGCGGCACTGCCCATCCTTCAGTTGTAGTCATGCACTTTTTGACTAGCTCTTTGACTTCTTCAGCGTCCTCGCGAGGTGCATTAAGAACAATCTCATCATGAACTGGAACAATTAGCAAATCGGTAAGATCTGCTTGATCTAGCTTGACAAGGTTGGATTTAAAAATTTCTGCAGCTCCACCCTGAATCAGATAGTTAACCAGCGTGTATACACGGTCTTCATCGCATGGCAGTCTACGGCCTGTCCAAGTGTTTACGTAGCCAGTTCCTTCAACCTCTAAGCGTTCTAGTCCACGCTGTTCTACAGCTTTTTGGAAAAGCTGCATGCCAGGATAGTTTTGATCAAAAGCATTAGACACTGCACGCATCTGCTCTTCTGGTACGCCAGCTGTAAGTGCCTGCTTAGCAACACCTGCACCATATAGACGCCCATATACAACGCCCTTAATCAGGTTACGTCGTTTGTCCGACTTGACCATGGAAGGATCTTGATATACGTCTCTACCAATCTCGGTGAACGGGTCTGAGCCAGTAGCATCTGCACGCAGGAACAGTTGAACGAGGTTAGGGTCCTGAGATAGAGACGCAAACATACGGAACTCAACCTGGTCAAGGTCGGAAGTAATAATTACGTGGTCATCATCCTTAGGGAGAAATGCTTTACGAACTACATCGTCGCCCTTGGGTAGAGTTTGTAGAGCAGGATTCTGAATAGACATACGTCCAGTACGAGCACCCATTGTGTTCACTGACGGATGTACAAGACCATCATTGTTGTCATTGAGAAAGTTCAGGAAGTATGTGTTGGCTAGCTTGAGGGACTTTCGATAACTAAGCGTAGTCTCGGCTAGTTGTTTTGCCTCGGGGTTGCCATCACGTGCAATCATTTTAAGCTGGTCAGCATTAGCAGATTTTTGACCTTTTTCTGTCAACTCCGTTACTACAGATCCTAGTTTTTGAAAAGTATCTACAAGCTTTTGGTTGCTGCCAATCGGAAGGTTGTACGTATCTAGAGACCACTTCTTTACCTGCTCGGTATAGTCAATAAGCTCGTCATACTTTTTCTGCGAGTAGTTCAAGTCAACACGAGCTCCGTTGAGCTCCATCTGAGTGACAATGCGGCGAGTATTCATCTCTAGCTCATAAGCCATGCTGAACGGTTTACCTGGGGCGCACTGCTCCCAAAAGATTTCAAATAGACGCATCGTCAGTACAGGGTCAAGAGCTCCATACTGCCAGTAGGGGTCAAAGTTTACGGGAACTGTTCCCCATGTCCAGCCGTTATCTACTAGTCCGTAGTCAAGAACAGTCTGAGCTGCTGCAGCTTGCTCGTCTACATACTGCGATGTAAGTTTCTTTAGAGCTCCAGAGCCTAGCGGATCAATGAGCTTAGCCATAAGCATCGTGTCGTGAGCACGGTGCCAAGGCATCCTCCACGTTGACTGCTGGTCAAACCATTTAGCCTCGAAGGCAATGTTGTGGCAGACAATAGGACCATCAAACTTGTCCATTGCTTCGTAGAAGACGCCCTTCCAGTCTTCCCACGGTATAGACCAGCCAGTCATACCATCGCCAACTTGAACTAGGCGAAGACGGCCATGCCAGGGGGAAAGTGCATCTTTGCGTGGTCTACCTGGAAGTTCACCAGTCTCGGTGTCAATTGCGATTGCATTTAGTGGACGCCGTTCCCCTAGCCAGGAAATAAACTCTTGGGCTTTCTCTACCGAGTCAACCAGATGAAGTTGAACTCCGTCTAGCCCTTGTGTCATTTATTGTCTTTCTCTAGGGTATTACTTCGACATTGTACACGTCTGCAATGTCTTTGTCCACCTTAGCAGCTTGTTGCAGCAAACGCTGCGCGACACTCGTTAAATAGTAAGCGCCGTTGTCATCATATTTATATAGAGCATCTAGCACAGCCTCAGGCTGATCACTAACTTGGGCCCAATGGCGATATTTTTCTGGGAAAACTAGATCTAAACTGTCATCTGGTTGGCACTCTTCACAGGCAACTGCTCGGCGGGGAAGATCGTGTGCAGGTGCTTCGCTAAGTTTGTACTTAGACACCAAAGAGCACGCGGCTCCGTGGAACATAAGCGAAACGCCAATGCGAGACAGGATGTAGGAGCCACTCTCTGTTTTATATAGCTCAAACTCAATCCAGCGGTGAGCTCCTCTGCGTTCCGATGTGGACTTGGCGAGCAGAGTGCCGTTGAACTGGAGTGTCCTATCTCCGTCTTTTACTGAATACATTAGTCGGTTTTAGGTTCAGATTCTTCTATAGAGTTTTCTGCTACGCGTAGTCTGGCCCTCAGGTCAATAATCTCTAGCTGTTGATTAGCAACAGCAGTGCGTAGTTCTGTTAATACTGCATCAATTAGGGCTGTAGCGTTATCTTTATCTGTCATTAGTTACTCTCCAATGTGGCTATTCTACTCTCTAGTGTAGTTATAGTGTTTGATAGTTCTTGTATAGCTTTAATTAAGCTTGGAACAAGGGCCTGATACTGAAGACCGTAGGCTGGCTCTTCTTCAGTGACATAGTCAGAAAATATCTTCGATGGGCCCTGCCTATAGAGAATATTAGTTTCTTCAGTGACACCGCTATCCGCTAGAGCCGCGGCAACCTCTTGGGCAATTAGGCCGTACTGAGGGGCAGTGCCTAGCTCTTCTTCGGGACGCCACTTAAAAGTTACAGGTCTTAGGGCATTTATAAAATTCACTCCTAGAGAAGAATCAGCAATATCTTTTTTAAGGCGCTCATCCGAGCTTGTCCTATATAGAGTACCTAAAGTAGTAGTTCCAACGTCCGAGGTAGTGGCACCGCTAAGGTCTTCTATTCGAACAATATTTGTTGTCCCCCTGAAGTAATACTCTGGAGATACAGCTCCACTTGAATCAAATTCAATATTGCTGTCTACGTCAATTTCAGACCAGCCAGAACCGTCGTCACCTCTCAAAACTAGTCCAGCATTACTGCATCTAATGTAGTCATTCTGATCGGGAGAATATGCGGTTACAGTAGTTCCACTAATAAAAAGCTCGGGCGTAGTTGCTCCATACCTACCAGCTATTCTAAGTCCAGCCGAGCTCCCCTCAATAATTCCGTCGTAGTTAGTGTCGTCTCCAGAATCATAAAACTTAACCGTGTTCGTACTACCACTAACAAGTACACGTTTTCCCGTACCTGAAGAAGTTCTTATTGTAAAACCAGTAAGTGTTCCAGCATTAATAGCATTAGCTTCTATTGTTCCAGTTGTAATCTTGCCGCCATCAATAGTGGTGGAATTGCTGTTTATGTCACTGGCCGCGCTTCCCTTAGCGATATATAGAGTTCCAGCAGTGACGGCAGTTACATAAGTACTAGCCGCATCGCTAGCGGTCAGGTATAAACCTAGAGAGCTTAAAGTTGCATATGTACTAGCTGCAGCTGATGATGTCAGATAAGGAGCCAAGTCAGACGATGTCAAGAAGGAGCTTAGGTCACTCTGAGTGGCAGGAGCTGAACCGCCAATTGTCAGAGAGCCGCTCGCGATTTGGATAGAGCCATCGGTAGAATTAATAAAAATGGTTCTAGTGCTGCCGTTGTAGGCTTCTAGTCCAGATGTTGTAATTCTGACCCTAGATCCAGAATCCGTGGAACTTGTAGAAATTACATCGCTAGAAAGAAACCGAGCAGCAAGCGCCCCGACATCTATCTTGTTGGCCTCGATGCTGTTAGCTTTAATGATGTTTCCATTAATCTCATCGCCTCTAATTAGCTGACCAGTGATGTTTATACCAATAATGTCTTCGCCAGTGACAATTGTTCCAGGAGTGATGTTTGCAGCTTGGATAATCCCCTGAATGGCTTCAACATCAACAAGAGACGTGGCCTGACCTGTTACCTGCTCGGAGGGCAAGCTAGAGGTGTTAGAAGCATCCCTAAGAATTGCTCTGTAGTAGTAGCTGTTTCCATAGGTAACGCTTGCATCAACATACTTAGCACCTGCAACGGCAGTTATGGAAGTAACTAGCGTAGAAGTTGACGGAGTAAACCCGTCGGTGGTGCTCCTGTGAATATCTAGGTATACAAGACCATCGGGTTTTGTTTGAGGTGAGCCAAGCGCACTTTCTACATTGCCGTCCCAGACCAAGGTTATGGTTCCTAAGTAGACGCTAGGGGTAAGGGGCGTTGGTCTGACAGTGGCAATGTTTGTATCAGGGGCGTCGGCAGTAGTGTGGTTTCCTGTAAGAGCCGAGGAATACTCGCCTCCGCTGTCAAATGCATAGACTTCAAAGGAATAAGCAGTGTTGTCTGCAAACAGACCCGCTTCGCCAAAAGTAACACTAGTTGCAGTAGCGTCTTCTAGTCTGTAGGTTTTCCAGTCTCCTGAACCAGCTCTCCACTTAATCAGATAACCGAAAAGATCCGTGAGAGTAGACCCGTCTTCGTTAGTTGTAGGGGCACTCCAACCAACTTCAACAATAACTCTTGCAGTATTTCCAACAATAAAGTCAATGTTGCTAGTAATGTCAAGATTCGTAGGAGCAGCAGGAGGATTGCCGTCACCTGCCACGGCACCTGGAGTGTACTCAACCCAACGGATACCGTCCCAGTAGTAAGTTTCGTTACTCGAACTGTCTACCCAAATTGATCCGTCCTGGGCCCACTGGCGAGCAACAGGAAAGACGTAAACGTTTGAAGATGACACATCCGTGCTAGAAACAGCAGTAGCTACGCCAGCTGCTAGAACATATTCAATAGTGGTGCTTGTTACAGCACTGATCTCGAAAAGCCCGTCAGTCCCGTAGGCCCTAGAGTCCTGGGAAAAGATGTCAACAAAAATAATGTCGCCTACCTCGAAGTGGTGGGTCGCATTCATTGTCAAAGTTACGGTGCTGTTAGGAGCAGCCGAAATCTCAAAGGAGTCAACTTTTCTACGAGTTTGTAGACGCCTCTTAGAGCTCCAACTAGAAGGTACAGACGAGTCTGGCTTAAAGTAATAAGAGTGGCTAATAGTTACGCCAGAAAGTTGATCTTGAGTGGGGTCATGCCTGTAGCTTGGACGGTCAGCCCATGGTGGAGTTTCTACAGATTCGACAGTAAAGTTGTCGCCGTCCACGTCGATGGCGGTGCTGCTGCCCCAGTGGATTCCAGAAACTTGGATTCTGTCTCCCTCGTCAGCTCCAAGTTCTGACTCAAAGTAGAGCTCTACCCTGTCACCTTTACCAGTTACAGAGTTAGAGTAGACATACCCATCATGAACTTTTTTGTACTGATACGGAGCAGAAGAACTTACTACAGTCTCTGGACCAGTAGCGGGTGGTGCAATAGTTATTGCATTCTCCACCTCCGAGCTAGTAAGAAGATTTATAGGTCTTAGCTCTACGGAGCGAACGCGCTGATCTAGACGACTCATTAGAGTCGTCAGTTTTCTACGTCGTCTTCTAATCCCCATTGAATGGCTTCCCGTCTAAGATAGTTACACCTGAAATTGGAATTGATGGTTCTGTAATTAGCTCTAAAGACACTTCTTCGGGATAACTAGGAGCATCAGGCACACTGACACTATAAGAGACAATTTTTCTCACTAGCACTCCATCATCAGTTCCGTAGTCTTGTTCTAGGTAGCTGTCTGCTCTAAGAGACACGAAGTTGTCGTTAAGTTTAATTGAACACCAGTCGCCTGGCTTATAGGTCCCCAGCTTAGGGTTGGCAGAACCATTAACAGAAATGGTAAAAGTGCTGATAGGAGGAACAGACTCTTCAAGCAATCTTGAAGCTTGCTTCCACAGGACTGTCTCCTCAGCAGAGTCTAGATCCTCAACTTGGTCCAAGATTGGCCAACCTTGACGTAGCAGCTTGTGGTTAGATGCGGCAGAGTATGGCTGGCTGGCATCAGAGTTTAATCTAGAGTCTTTACCTTGAACAAAAAATCGAGTGGCAGCATCTTCAGAAGTTTCGGAGAACTGGGCCTCTCTGACATTACCTGGGTACTCAAAAATGTAATCATCTGCTCCGTAAGCCGAAGCTGGAATACTAGAGGTTCCCGCGGGGAGAGATGCAATGTAAGTAGACAGACTCGCTGGGATCAGAGGCAAGAACATAAAATACTTTTTAAAGGTTCCAGTAGTAGTGTCATACTCGCAGTCAACTCGATACTCAAAGCCTCCTGGTTTTGTAGAGTACTCTTCAAGAATCTCGGATACGGATTTTAGCTCGTAACCTCTAATTACTGGATTAGGGAAAACGTTATTACTAAAAGAGTCATTTCTAGTGAAATCAAATCCAACGTCTCCCAGAGTTGAGTGCTCCCCAAAAGTGCCGTACTGGGCTGATGCAACTCTAGTAACTGTAGGAGCGATGTCAACTGTTGCATCTCCTCCAGAAGTGAAGCTTCCAGTTTCTGTACTTGTAACTGTAAATTCAGTGTCGGAGGCAGACTGCACGGTAAACAGTCCGTTGTATCCAGTAGGGAACACGTTACTGATAGAGACCCTATCTCCAGGCGCAAAATCGTTGTTCGCTGTTATGGTCACTGTAGAGCCATCACCTGAAGCTCCAGTTATTGAAGCAGAGCCCCTCAGGTCGGTGTAGCTTTTTGCAATGTTAGATCCGATTTGAACAACCTGAAACACCGTGCTCGAAACATTTGCGTACACGTTGTAGTAGCCGTCAAAAGTTTGGCTTACGTCTTCTAGGTAAACAATGTTGTTTGCATCAAATCCGTGGGCGCTGCTTGTTTCTATAGTTGCTACGTTGCCGCTTCTGGAAAAGCTGTATACGGGAACAACAGTCGCACTTTCTGTTGTTGTGCTGACGTCATTTCCAGTGTTGCTGTAGGTAAAGCTGTAGTCATCTATAACAGACGCAACTACTGCTTCTGAGTTGTCAAAAGTAGAAACAAATACGTTGTCTACTGTAGAGCCGTCAGTTCTGACATCAGTGATAGTTACTTTTTGTCCTGGAGTAAGTTCGTGCTTTTTTAGAGTAGTTATTGTGGCAATGTCTGAAGATCTAGAAACAGTGTTGATTTGATTGAATAGATCAATTCCTGGGCGTATCTCGTCATTGGCAAAGTCAAAGTCAAAGAGGTCAGTATTTAGCTCTCTTAGCAGGTCTTTAGCAAACTCGTAGCTGTCCTGTCTTGTTTCTACTGTGATTGGGTTGTCTTCTCCAAATGTCATATTTGGGAGGGTTTTACTATTTCCAGTAGCAACATCAACATAAGTAGCAGGTACAGTGATCACTGATTTGTCTTCGCTGTCTAGGGTAGAGCTAAGTACTTCAAAGTAACCGTTGTAAAGAGTGTAGCCTTCGCCCCAATAGATGTATACAGCTTCTCCTACTGTAAAGCCATACTGTCCGAGGCTAAGGTTGACGGTCATAATTCCGTCACTCACTTCAGCTGTTGCTTCGTAGGAGCTGTTCCAAGTCTTCCAGATAACTCTACGGGACAGGTAGCTAGTAAATTCCGAAGCAGATACGGATAAAACTTTGTCAATAAGACTGTACTCGCGAGACCAAATAATTCCGCCCCAGACGCAAATGCCGTCACGAACAACATAGAGAGCAGTTCTAGCAGGGAGCGTATTTTCGTAGAGGCTCAGGTTATAGGTGTCTTCAGTGACAGCAATATCACCAGTAAAAGTTCCAGCTTCTGTTAGCGAGCGAGAGTAGGAAACACTTCTAAACGGTATCTCAGCGAGAAGCTCGTTAGACATGAGGTCGCAAACAAAGTAACGGTAATCAACCGATGCTTCGGTACCCTGAGTTCTTACTGCCATCTTTTGTCCTTGAATGTCTTTGTATTAGTTTACCAGCTAGCCAATCCACCCAGATCGGTAGTAGATGACCCATTCGGAGCTAGTGATGCTGTTTTCCGTGTAATTAGAGACGTACAGTCGATTACTTCCAGGCTCCAGGTATATCCAGTCAACTAAGACTTGAAGTTTTGCCCTACCATTTGCAGTGTTAGTTACGGCTCCTGCAGAGTAGGTCACATCTAGTGCTTCTCTGTTGTAGGTGTCTACCTCAAGCTTGTGTCCACTTGCTACCCCTCCAACTAGTTCTATGCTTTGGCCATTTTCTTGGTTAGTGATTGTCGGCGGGTTGTCTGAATCTGTAACAGCAGATACTCCAGAAATTTCTATAATGACGGGGACAGCGGTATTGCCGTCATTCACTATTGTTGTTTCCCATGAGGAAGAAGAATTGATTGTTGCGGTCTGGTATCCGTCTGGATCACCATCAACAAACTCATACTTGATTGGGTCAACGGCTTTAAGTCCGATAGAAAAGTCATGACGACCACGAGCATTTACGCTAGTAATTTGCGGAGCACCACTGAGGCGAACTTTTGCAGCTTTTCTGATTTTGTGAACCAGCTTGTTGCTTTTTATGGCTTCTACACCAACTACACCGTCAATTGTCACGGTGTTACTAGTCACTGCAACTACTTCGATATCTGCCCCGTTAGGGATAGCTAGGTAATCACCTACAGCAATATTGTGATTTGTAGAGGTGGTGTACTTTGCATACGGGTGGGTTGCAGTCCCCCCTGAAACGTAAGTGTCAGTTACAGAGCTCGCAACAGTAAATGTGTTGCTTGTAATAGCAATAATTTCTTGGCCCGCAACGTCAAACGCGCTGGGGCTAGTGTTTGCTACTGTAATTGAATCTCCCACTGAAAAAGAGTGAATAGATTCTTGGGTAGTGTACACAACGTTTGTGCCATCCCCGACGGCGTTCGATATTTCTGCATCAGAAGCAATTACTCTACTTGATATGTCATAGGATTCGTTTTCGTCCACAATTAGGTAGCCAGCTGTAGTGGTCTTAACCATAGGAGACAAATAGCTCATTAAAGTGTTTCTAGCCGCTGCGGCATCAGATGGCTCTTGAGGGAGGAAAGAGCCATTCAGTGTAAGAATCCTGTTGGCATACCTACCAATAGCGTCATATGAACCGTCGCCCCAGCCCCTAGGGAGATCTGGGAGCTCTGGGTCAGGCAGGGTCCACCATCCTGCAATGTCAGTTACAACCCACACAACATTATTAGAGTCAATAGTGTTTAAGGTAAGACCAGTTTCAGTTGCAGGGTTCCAAAGCTGAATGCCGCCCTCTAGCTTCATTCCAGAGAGGAACGGCTCGGGATAGTTAGTTAGAGCCGTATTTACGACTTTATTTTCTTCAGCCTGATTTTTTGTTGGCTCTACAGAATCATAGAAGTCTGCTTTAGCAACACCGCTATCAAAACTCCCGCCAGGGTCAACTTGCTGAGCAGAAGACGGGGTTGAGTAGTATTGAAACACTGGGTAGACATTCGTCACGCTGGAAGACGAAAGGTCTGAAAAACTTAGTGAAGAAAGAACTACGGAAGAGACGTTTGCCGTAGAGCTGGCGGGGGAGCTCGAGTAGGTGTTAGAAAGAGACCAACCAACAAATTGGATGTTCTCTGTAGCTGAAGTGTCTAGAGGAGTGTCTCCACTCAAGTCTCCAAGATACGTAATAAGCTCTGCATCAGATGCTATTACAGAGTCGTCTAGCCGAAGAGTGGGGCTAGTGCCAAGCAGCTCTACAGCTGTATTTGCAAGAACATAAACGTACTTATCTATGCCGTAAGTTGCCATTAGATAGCACCCTTCTTAATCTCAAATGCAAGCCTTCTGGAAACGGCTGCTGCAAGTTCTCTCTCATCCATTCCAGGGGATGGATTAACGGTGATGTTGATGCCACCAGCCCCGCCAGCTAGAGCATTAATCATTGCGTAGTCACGCCTTGATAGGCCCTTCTCGTCTAGAGGCTCTACACGTTCTGGACGCCCTGCTTCTGCTAGCTGCGCAATTGTACCTCCACTTGAAGGCATTACGACGCCACCCTCTGCAAGCCGAGGTATGGTAATTCTTGGTATTAGGCTAATTTCTAGCTCTTGGCCAATAAGATCACCAAGGAAGCCTAGACCACCATTGGCCAGCTTGATCATGTTGTTTAGGCCATCGATAAAGAAGTTAATAAAGTTCTCTGCCATGCCTATGAGGCCATTAATGATTCCCTTAAAGAATCCAGTTACATTATTCCAAACGTCCTCGAAGAAGCCTCCGATAGCGTCAAAGGCATCCTTAAACCAAGTTTTGACATTTGTCCATACTTCCTTAACACCTTCAACTGTCGTGTTCCACGAGTCTCTAAGGTTTGTTCCAAGAGTCCTAAAGAAGCTAAAAATATTATCGATAACAACTTTGAAAAGTTCTGAGAATCCTTCCCATGCTTCTTTTATAAAAGCCACAAACTTGCCCCAAAGTTCTTGTCCAAATCTAGTTTGAGTGAAGAACCATGTTAGAGCTGCAACAAGCGCAATTACTGCAGTAATAATGATTCCAACAGGATTGGATAGGCCAAACACTGCAGCAAGTCTTATACCAATAAATTTAATAATTCCGTAAACAGAGCCAAGGAATCCGAGCAGCGCAATTACCGATCCAATTACTACTAAGAAGAAGTTTTTAATCTGCTCGAAAACAAATGTAAGAGCAGTGGTGAAAGCAAAGACTCTACCAATTGCGTCAATAATTTCTTTGTTCGCAGGATCACCAATAAACTCAGCTATTGGTTTGATTAGGTCGGTTATTGTCTCAAAGAATGTGGTAGGAGCATCTGCGTCAGCAAATCCTGCAAACAAGTCTCCAAGAGTGACAATCAGTTCTCCGAGAGCGGGAGCTGCATCAGCAAAAGCCTTAAAGACGGCATCCCAGTTGTCAATATTGTCCTGCTCATTTAGAGCTTCAAAAAACTTTCCAACGTTTTCATTGGCACCAAGCTCCAAGAAGGATCCAATAACATTTCCTAAGAATTCCATTACAGGACCAAAGTTATCGGCAAGTCCTTGGAAAGTATTTTTTAGTGCTTCTCCCTCTGCACTTATCTCCCCGTCTTTAACTAAGCTAGCGAACCCACTGGTACTGTCTTCAAAATACTTTAAGACCGTGTCTATAGGTCCACCTTCTCCAGAGAGAATAGTTATGAAGTCACCAAAGCCGTTGAATAGGTTTCCAATAATTCCAAATAGTCTGGAGCCAGTAGAATATGCGTCCCCGAAGAAGTCTTCTAGTCCACCCTCGCTCAGCTGGGTGTTCCAGTCAATTAAAGTGTCTCTAACAAAAGTCAGGAACTGAGTGCCTATCCCATTTGCATCGTTGAAAATTCTAAGGAGGACTTCGCCGAACTCGCCAAATATCTCGCCAATAAGAGGGATATTTGTATTTAGGTTGTCTAAGAATGTCTCTACTTCGGCCTTCGTGTCTTCCGTTAGGAAGTTATCGAAGAAATTACTTACACCAGTCCCTAGTGATGTTCCTAGTTCCTCAAACTTTGTTTCTAGAGTGGGGAAGTAGAAATCCACCATTTGCTGGATTTGCTCTTCTAGAACTGGAAGGAACCCAGAGGCAACAGCTTCCTTAAGGACATCGAGCTTTGGACGTAGTCCAACAAGGAACTGAGCAAACCGCTTCTGAGACTCGGTCAGGCCAGCATACGGGTCCGCGCCTCCGTTTTTGTTTAGAGCTTCGGGCCCTTTAGCAACTTCCGCATTTAGATCTTGAGTGCGGTCTTTAGCTCTACGATACGCAAGCTCGGCTTCTTCATATGCTAGCTTTGCCTCCCTACGAGCTGCAGAGTTTGGCGGGAGGTCAGCAGTACGACGAAGGTTTTCTAGAGCTTTCTCTAGATTGAGGGCTGCACGGCCTTCGGATAGGGCAGCCTCTTCGGCTTGGAACTGTAGCTGCTGAAACTCTTCACGAATCTCGGCAATAGATTTGCCTAGCCCTTGGTTTTGTTTGGTGGCGGCAGAGACTGCAGCTCCTATGCCCCCTAAGGCAAACTGAGCTAGACCAATTGCAAGTCGCATCTGCACAAATGCAGCTGCTAGACCAGCTACAGCAGGAATGGCTTTACCAACTGCAGCTACTAGTATGACTAGCCCGCCGACTAGTGCAGCAAGTCCTCCAACTAGGGCAGCCGCGCCAGTACCTACCGTATAAGTAATCCTAACAAGACTTCTAAAAGCCAGTCTTGCTTGCTCAGCTTCGGGGGCTATAATCCTAAGGCCATCAGCAACTTTATTGAAGACGTTTCCAGTGCCTTGATCAAATCCTCTTTTAAAGGCTTTACCAAAGCTTTCGCCCTGGCCCCTCGCCTGAGGACCAACAATGCCACCAAGTTTGCGAATTTGATTCGAGATATCAGAAGCCATGCCAGTCGTCACGGCTTTGACGAGTATGTGGGCTTCGCCGACTAGTGCCATCTAATACCTCACCCCCTCTTAGCCAAGCGGGGCATCTAGGTCCGAACCAAACGGCAACACTGAATCAGGGTTGAAGTCGGTCGGAGGAACGTATGGTTTAGTCTCTCCCGTATTAAAAGCAGGGTCATCAAATCCAAAGTCGCTTGTTGCATTCTTTGGAACGTAAGACCTGCCATTTTGCTTTCTAGTTGAAATTGCATATCTGTAGGTTTTTCCGTACAACAGATAAAGCTGAGAACGGTATGCACTTACAGCTTCTGCCTCTTCCGCAGAGCCGTATCGCATATCTTCCTCCATAAGATAGTGAACAACATCTGTCATTTCTGTTGCTTCCATCTCAAGTAATCTCAATCCATTTGCCAAGGCTTTACCGTTTACGTAAGGCCAGAGATCATCCGCCCAGGTTAGGATTCCTCTGGCTGCTGATTTGGGCGTCCAGAGTACTCCTCAACCAGCCACGAAATAATCTCTCCAAGTGTTTCCATAGTTACAATGCGCTCTTTGTCCTCTAGAAGGGCATTGAATCTTTCCAAGCTCTCGTCAACTAGAATTTTTTCGAAAAAAGTCGAGATAACTGACATAGCTTCTAGCGGGTCTTCCGACTGAGACCTAGAGACCAAGTCCATAAGAACTTTTCCCTGAATAGTTGGGATTGCCGTGAACTCTTCGTCATGTAGCTTGAAGGCTAGCGGTTCAGCATTTACCTCTCCACCAGTGCCAAAATCTTTGTATCTACTGCTCATTTTTGTCCTCTATCAATAGTGTCTTTACTGGTTTTTTCCAGCACTACTATTGTACCTGAGGTTATCGCACCTTTATTGGCCTGATCAGACTTTTTCTCATGGGAGTGGTAAGATATGGGTTAGCTCTGGTTCCAGGGTGAAACACTTCTGTAGTTCTTATAAGTCTTGTTCCAGTTCTAAACACAAGTACAGGCTTTTTGCTTGGAGTTATCAAGTGAGGCCTAGTGCCTTCGTGATGGGCATATGCATAGTTTTTGTTTGAACCAATCCAAAGATATTGACCAGTAAAATTACCCGTGTGCTTCATGTGGATAGATGTTCTGAGTGCGCCTGTTCTTACTCCAACTTGCCTCTTAGCGCCTCTAACTATTGATTCTCCCCTCCTGTGAAGAGCCCCCCAAAGATTGCCCCTAGGCGTGTTTAGTATCAAGTTTAGCTGAGGCTTGTAAATCTTTACATTTATTACTTTCCAAACAACTACAGAACGCCTACGACCAGGGCCACCAGGGGGGCCTCCACCGCCCCTTAGAGAGCGTCTTATAAGTTTTCTGGCTGTGTTGCCTAAAAAGGAATCAGGAAGACCATACATTTTATGGGACCGCCATCGTGACAGTCATGTCAGTAGTTTGAAATCCGCCTTCTGGAGGATTAACGGCTAGGGTAGCAATAACCCCAACTCCATATCCTGTTTCGTCCCACTGGTCTAGCTGGTTGATTGATTCCATCAAAACCCAGGAGTCAATGGCCATGACCTCGGAAGCTTGCTCAATTCTTTCTGGGGAAGGCGGCCTACCATTCTGCTGAACAATAGGTGTTTCGCGAGCAATTGAAATTGTAATAGTGGCACTCCTAGGGACATGGCAGCGTTGCGGTTCGCCAACCTCTGCCCCTGGAGAGCCTAAGTACATCTGTTGGAAAAAGACAACTAGCTGTTCGCAGTCAACCGCGGGCTGAGCCATCGTCCAATAACGACGACGTGGCAGCTCCACGTTGTATGACTGAAAAACAGACTGCACCCTCTCCAGTACGCCTGCCATCATGTCCCTGAGATTTACCGCATCCTCAGAGACACCAGATAGATCTAGTTCCTGACTTACCATTGGTTACTCCTCGGTGGAGCTCTCCTCAACAGCTGGAGCCTCTACGGTCTCCTCAACAACAGAGACAGCTGGTGCTGACACGATTGGCTCTGGCGTTGGAGCTGGAGCAGATACGCGTGGAGCAGGGGCTGCCTTCTTTGCGGGCTTCGCGGCACCCAGCATGTCCTGGGCACGGAAGTTAGTCTGAATTGACATATTTTCCTTCTTTCTTAGTACATCGTAACTTTTAAGTTACCTGTAGCTAGTTCGACCAGACTCTCGACACCATCACCATCAGTGCTTGAGGCGTAAAGTGTCCATGTTCCTGGGTCCACCAACCCCAGTGCAGTTTTTGCACTTGTGTAAGGAATGGTGAAATCTAGTGTGTCATCGCTGTCATCGAGAGTAATCGATGCTGCGGGCAGTGTCACAGAAGTGGTGTCTCCGTAATTTCTCAAAATAACTTTTGGAGTATAAGTAGAGTTTAGCGGGAAGAAGTTACTTAGATCAGTTCCGCTGTCTGTTGACGTCCAGCTAATCGAGCCTGTTGGCTGGGAAAGCGTAAGATCAAAGTCTGCATTTGCGGTCAGCTTAAGAGGCTTTGCTGTGTACTTACGAGCGCGAGGAGCATCTACAGAGAAGACCTTAGAGCGACGACGAGCGTTGTCTGGGTTTACCGTCTTGAGGAAAAGGTCAATCTCGTAGAGACCTGTGCGGAGCTCGTCGATAAATTCTTGGTTGTCAAGGATGGTGTAAGAGACGCCCTGACGTGAAACGGAAGTTACACGCTGAGGCAGCTCACACATCTCGTCGCCTGACCATAGGCGTGCAAACTCAATAGCTAGCTTACGAGCCGCCATTTTTCCAGCAGTAGGAACTGCAATCCCATATTGATAGGTAATTTCTACGTTGCAAGGAGTCCAAGGCGTGCCAGCCTTAATGTGGATGGTTGAGTGGTCTACAAGGTAGTAACTGGATGGATCAAGAACAACACCGTTCTTGTTTCGCATCGAGATAATCTTAGTTACTGGACGCCCTCTGAGTCGGATTCTTGCGTCTGGCGAGAGCCCGTCAGCAGTGAGCTCAGAATATTCGTCGTAGTCTCCTGACGGAATATTATAAACGTCACCGCCAAATAGTACAGGACTGTTAGTACGATCGGAAGGCCCCATGCGATTGTTTCGAAGGGTGCAGGTGTAACGCTCGGTGACAATGGTCTCTCCTGTGTATTTACGTCCAGACATGGCCCAGAGTAGATTAGACGCTACCTGGATGGCCTCTTCCGTATATTCGGTGTAAGAGTAGTCTCCAAGCTCGTCTGCTGTAATCCACGAATTCGACATAATTTCCTCTTTATAAGTTTAACGGGTGGTAGCCCAAGCTAATTGCTCAAGCCACCACCCGTTTCTTTAGCTATTAGCTAGGGTTTTCGTTTGAAGCGATGATGTTATCGATAGCAGTGTCTTCGTTGTAGTCCTTGTTGCCAGGAACGTTGAAGGTAGAGCCACCAGCATCAAGGCTTGTGGTTGCCGTGTAGCTTGCGGCCTCAGTTACGCTGTTAACAACAGTTACCTTAGCGTTACGTGATACGTTGAAGGAGCTAATGTCAGCAGTGATTCCGCTAGAGACGTAGGTGACGGTGTTTCCAGAGATAGAGTCAACATCGAAGGTTCCATTGAATGGAGTTCCAACGTTCTCAATCTTGATGGAGTCACCAGCAACGATGTTCGGGTTCGCGCTGAAGGTAAGAGTTGCAGCGGTTCCAGAAAGAAGTGCTGCGGCACTGTCAACGGTGATCGAGCTTGCGTCAGTTGCGGTAGCCGAGGTGAAGTAGACAGGTCCAGTCTCGTCGGTCCAGGTGTAGAATCCGTTGAGGCCAGTAGGTGCCCATGATGCACGCGAGTAAGCGTATGGACGCTCAGCTGCAACTGGGAACTCCCAGCGGCCATCTGGGCCAGACTGGAATGTTGCGTTACCAAGACCGTATCCTTCGAAGGTGTTAGCCATCAGACCGTTTTCAATTACACGGTCGCCAGACTGACGCATCTTGACGAATGGGAATACCCAGTGGAAGTAAGGAAGAACGGAAGCCTTCTTACCATCCTTGACTGCGTGCGACCATACTTCTAGGGCAACACCGTTACCAGCTGGGTCGTCGCCGACGCCAGGGGCTGCCCAACCAATTGACTTGTGGTCAGCGTTTGCTGCAGTTCCTAGGTTCTTGCGAAGAAGCAAACCACCAGAGATCAGAGCAGTAAGCTCTGGGTCTGGCTCACAAATAGCGAGCTCCATGGTGATTCTCTTTAGGGTGTCGGGAGCCTTGTATGTAACACATACAACACCATTGGCACCCTTCTCTGTGATTTCGTCGCCCTCTTCATATTCAGGGGTAAACGAAACCCTCATGAACGCTGAAGTGGTGTATGAGTCCGCACTTCCCGTCATTAGGTTACCAGCAGCATCTAGGCGGGTGACACGGATTGACACACCCTGAATGCTGGCTGCATATTCTTGAGTAGCCATCTAGCTATTCTCCTTAGTTTCTTGTTTAAGCCGAGAGGTCAACTCTTGCGGCTAGGTGGATGGATGTGTCAAAGAGAGCCGAAGCAGTTCGGAACGCTTTGATACGCATGTCATTTGCATTTCCCGACACGTCATAGCCCTGGGCTAGCGAGCCGTTTACAACCTCTGGGTTGCCAAGGTGAACTGCCATGGCTCCAGTGGCGTAAATCCATTTGTTGGTGATGGTAGCAGCAGCTCCAGCATCACCTACAGGTCCATTACCAGAGTATCCAGCTCCGATAACAACTTTGGTTCCCAGTCTGGTGACAATTACATCGTTGTCCTTGTCAAACTGCAGCTTGGTACCCAGAACTGAAGCAACATCGGCTGTCATGTGGATAATTGGCTGCTCTCCAGTAGGGGAGATATTGCGAGCATCGTGCTCGATGGCTGCAAGCGCCAAAGCTGCAGACATTGCAGTTCCAGAGTTAATTTTTGTTACAGATGCAGCCTTGGTTAAGTATGGGTTAGACAGTGACTCAGCCACTGCAATTTCGCCGTCCCACAGCTCTTTCTCTACAGCTTTTTGACTAGCTGCATCGAGCTGCTTGAGAACACGGGCATATCGGTCTTGCCCAAGAATACCAAAAGTAGAGTCTAGATCTTCTACTTCAATGAAGAAGGGGTCAAGCTCGATAAAGCGATCTGGCTTGTCTGCCGTAGCGTAGACCTCGATGGCAGTGTTGTCAGTGACATCTAAGTTGCGGATGGCCTTTGGCTCGGCATCAAATTCTTGTGAGTAGCCACGTACCCAACGCTCGTCGTTGGCAGTAGCGCTGTGGTTTTCTGGCTTGACAATGCTAAATAGACCCGAGTGGTTAGGGTCTAGGTCTGGTGCTGTGTAAACACCGTTTTCAAAAGCCATTTGAAATCCTTAAAGATAAAAGTTTTTAGGGGGTGGGTGCCCCCTGGCCCGAAGGCCAGGGAGCGAACCCTATTTTGTTGCTATTTAGTTTTTAGAGCTCAATAGCAGCTGCGGTTGCGCCACCAGTGGTGTCGCGGAGAGCAGCGGCCACACCGTTAACGTTAACGGCCTGAGTGATTGCTAGAGACTCGATACCTACCTTGGCAACGCCCTCGAAGGTCTCAACGAACATCTTGTAGTCGTTGGTTCCAACAAGCGAGCTGTCGCGGATGATACCTAGGTCTAGAGTTCCGCCGTCTAGGAACAAGAAGGTGCCCTCTGAGAAGAGGTACCACTTGAAGCTGTCTGGGAACTCGAGTAGACCAGTTGCGCCCTGTGCACCGAATGGGGTGGCGTCAGGAGATGCAACTAGAGTTACGTTCATGCTCGAGAGGTAGCCCTCGATCTCTGAACGAGCAACCGAAAGGGTGCCGTCACCTGGCATTGCGACCGCGAGGTCAGCTGCCATAGCGTCGTATACCCATTCAGGGATGATTGCCTTGAGCTGTGAGCCCTGAGCAATACGGTGGCGTGAACGGTAAGCAACAGCAGCCTTGCGCATGGTTACTAGGAAGTCACGACCGAAGCCCAGAAGGGTTCCAGAGGTAACAGCCGTCGAACCAGACTCGATCTTGCTGATGATGTTCTGCTCTGCCTCACGTGCGTGCTGTACAAGGGCTAGCTCGTTGTGACGGGCAATTAGCTCTGGGTATGCACGAGTCATGAGGTTACCAAACTGCAGCTGCAGGGTGACAGCGTCAGTCACAGCGGTCTGCTCAGCAGCAGCTGAAACAGTTAGGCTGGACTTCGATGCTGGGCTTGGGGTTACTGCAGAGTCGTTAGCTGCAGTCCAAACGCCAACAGCGTCTGCGTAGTCACCAGAAGCAAAGCTTGGTGCGGTTACGAAGCGAACGCCGCCACGGTCAGCCTGGAAAGTAGGTAGGCTGTCGCGAACTGGACGTACGGTGGTTGAGCCAAGGCTGTAGATGTCGTACTTGACCTCTACTGGAGCTGCGTGACCACCAGAAGCAACAAGTGCTTCACGGCCTACAACGCCTTCAATCTTGGTCTGGTTCTCCAGTGGGTCGGTTCCTAGGAAACGGTCCTCTGGGTATTGGGTGGAGAAAGATGCAACAATGTGCTGCTCTCCGTCGCCACCGTTAACACGGCGTAGGCTGTGGAGACGCTTTTCAAATGCGCTTGCAACCTCTTTCATGTCATTCATAGTGCTTCCCGCGGTGTAGCCAGGAATGTCAGCGCCAGCAGTGATAGCCACTGGAGCCTCGGTTACCTGAACTACAGGCTGGCGGTCAGCAGGGGCCTCAAAGGCCTGTTCTTCTGCGGCGCTCACTAGTGCCTGCTCCTTCTGCTCTTCTACGAGAGCGGTTGTTGATTCGATTGTTTCTTCAGAAGAGAGCTCAGCCTCGGTCTCAACTTCGGCAACTGCTTCTGCAGTCTCTTCAGTTGATAGCTCGGTTGCTTCTTCTGTTGTGGTTGATAGTTCAGAACCGTCTTCCTGATCGGTTGATGCTTCTGCGGCAACCTCAGTCTCAGCTACTGCCTCTTCGGCAACAACTTCCTCTGCGATTTCCTCTGTAGATGCTTCGGCGGGTGCCTCTGCTTCTACGACAGCTTCGGTCTCGCTAGCCTCGGCCTCGACAGCAGTCTCTTCGACTGATGCCTCTGCCTCGACTGGAGCCTCAGCTACAGCCTCTTCAGCTGGAGCTTCTACAACCTCTTCGGTTGAGAGCTCTGCTTCTGGAGCAGCCTCTTCAATGACCTCTTCGGTAGCAGCTTCTGCTACTACTTCTTCGGTAGCAGCTTCTGCTACTACCTCGGTCTCGACAGCGGCTTCGGTTACTGCCTCAGCAGACTCCTGCTCAGAAGCGGATGCTG